GATAACAAGGCTCAGTTAGATTTCGATAAAGAGCGCAAAGGGCATCTTAACGATCTGCACCATGTAGCCAGAATTCCTTTTACGGTTATAGATGTACTTAACCAGATGGGGATTATGAAGGGCTTTAACGTGGTGGATGACGTTGGATTTGCTAAGTGGCTAAACGATCCTGATAATGCTGTTTGGAAAACGTATAGGGGTACTGTATGAGAGTTGGTGTTTGCGTACCATGCCGGGATGAGGTTCATACTGGTTTTGCTTTTGACTTTGCTCGAATGACAGCGCATGATGCGTCAGTACGTTGCAAAGATGGTAAAGGCGGTTTAAGTTTATACACAATGCCGGGAACGCTGATATTTGACCAGCGTGAGAAGTTGGCAGAAGTGGCATTAGGTGAAGGATGTGACGCGCTATTGTTTATTGATAGCGATATGCGGTTCCCGCATGACATCATTACCATAATGTTAAGTAGGAATGTGCCGATTGTTGGGGTAAATGCAACGACTAGAAGGAAGCCTGTAACTCCTACAGCCAAGATACTCACAAGGTATATGGATGGTGATACAGAGGTTCGTAAGTGGTCGAACATTGACTCTCGCGGCAAAGAAGGGATTGAGGAAGTTACAGCGGTTGGGTTTGGTGCTGTGATGATCCGTAAGGAAGTGTTTGAGAAGACCGGAAGACCTTGGTTCGATGCTGGATGGGGTTCTAACGGTGTATGTGGTGAGGATGTGTATTTCTGCGTCAAGGCTGGTTCTGAGGGCTTTCAGACGTATGTAGACCATGAACTATCGATGCACATCCGGCACATCGGCACTTACGAATACGGTTGGAAAGATTTTGAGCAGCTAGAGGAATAACATGGCATTTACGACCTATAGCGAGTTAAAAACAACGATAGCTAACTATCTGGCTCGTAGTGATCTGACTTCAGTTATTCCGGACTTTATCCGTCTGGCTGAGACTAGGTTACAGAGAGACCTAAGAATTCGTCAGATGTTAGTGGTAGCTACAGCAAGTACAACGGGTGGCGATTCAACACTTGGATTGCCTACCGACTTCTTAGAGATGAGGGATATTCATCTCAACACGACTCCGATTACTACGCTACGTTACAAGGCTCCTAACTCGTTTTATCAGGAATCTAGGGTAACGGATGGCGGCAAGCCCATTGATTACACTATTCTCGGTGCGGAGATGCAGTTAGCTCCGGTTCCAGATTCGTCTTATACGGCGCAGATGTTGTATTACGCCAAGCCTCCTGTATTATCAGATTCGACAGCTAGTAACGTATTCTTGGCTTATGTGCCTGATGCGTTGCTATATGCGTCTTTGGCAGAGGCAGAGCCGTATTTGATGAATGATGCAAGGGTGCAAACTTGGGCTTCCTTGTATTCTAGGGCGATTGATTCTATCTCTACGTCCGACCAAGCAAGTGAGTATAGTGGTCAACCTATGTCTATGTCTTATAACGTGAGGTAAATCATGGCTGAGATGTCTAATTATCTGGAGAATGCGCTAATTAACGCTACTCTCCGCAATACAAGCTACACAAGCCCAGCAGCGGTTTATGTAGGTCTTTACACAAGCGATCCGGGTGAGGGCAATACAGGTACTGAGGTATCTGGTGGTTCCTACGCTCGTACAGCGGTAACGTTTGGTTCTCCTAGCAACGGTGTGTCAACGAATAGCGCGTCAGTTACTTTCCCGACTGCTACTGGCACATGGGGTACTGTGACTCACGTTGGCATTCTGGATGCGACAACTAGCGGCAACCTGCTGTATTACACAGCCTTGGATGCGTCTAAGTCGATTGCTTCTGGTGATGTGTTCACAATCTCGACAGGCAACCTTTCCGTAACTCTGGAGTAATCTATGCCATTAGTCATTGCTGACCGAGTTCGGGAAACGTCCACCACGACCGGCACAGGCACATTAACACTGGACGGTGCAGTAACGGGCTTTCGTACTTTCGGATCGGCGATAGGCGATGGTAATACTTGCTATTACACGATTACTCTCGGTGCAGATTGGGAAGTTGGTCTCGGTACTGTTGGAACGGGTACGTTAGCTCGTACTACGGTACTGAAATCATCTAACAGCAATAACGCTGTTAATTTCGGTGCTGGCGCTAAGGATGTCTTTGGTACTTATACGGCTGAGAGATCGGTTTATAAGGACGCGAGTGGTAACGTCAATGCGCTAGGTACGATTAGCTCTGGCGTATGGAATGGCACTGAAATCACTGTTCCTTACGGTGGTACTGGCGTTGCTAGCTTGACAGGTATCGTTAAGGGTAACGGTCAGAGTGCATTTTCTGCTGCTACTGCTGGTACTGACTATGTAACCCCGACGGGTACTGAGACACTGACCAATAAGACGCTAACTGATCCGACAATCATCGGCACGATCATTGAGGACGTTTTCACCATTACAGACGGTGCAGCGTTTGAGATTAATCCGGGTAACGGTTCAATTCAGTTAATTACCTTGGGTGCGAGTCGTACACCAAAGGGAACTAGCTTTGTTAATGGTGAAGCGATTACCTTGATGGTCGATGACGGTACGGCTTATGCCTTAACGTGGACTGATGCGACTTGGGGTGGTTCTGGTGTTGTGTGGGAAACAGACTCAGGTTCTGCGCCTACGCTGGCTACGACAGGCTATACAACGATCGTGCTGTGGAAAGTTGGCGGTCAGGTTTACGGTGCGCGAGTGGGGAATAACTGATGCTGGCTAATAAGCTCTTAGGTGCGTCAAAGGCTGCTGTAGAGGCTAACTACGTTGATGACGTATTTTCAACGTACTTGTACACTGGTACTGGAGCGGCGCAAAGTATTAATAATGGAATTGGACTTGGGAACAGCGCAACTAATAACTCTAGTATTTCTTTAAATGCATCGACTCCAGCCTACCTAACTTTTAGCTCGCAAGTAAGTCTAAGTGGTGATTTTTGTATTCAGGCTTGGTTATACCCGAATAGTCTTACTGGTACTCGGTTATTATTTTCAAGTACGAGTGATACGAACGTACAGTTCCCTCGTATTCAAGAAAATGGGGGTATTTATTGTTATGCTAACGGTACTGAAATACTTTCAGGAGCAGCAGCAAGCGCACTAACAGCAGGTCGTTGGACTCATTTGGCTATGACCCGATCAGGCTCTACTTTTAGGGCTTTTGTTGATGGTGTTTTATATGGCTCAGCTACTTACTCTGGAACATTTAACCTTGGTGTCTTGGGTGTTTTTTTCTTTAGTGGTTCATTATTTAGTAATACTTACGCTTTTGATGGGTTAATTTCTAATGCTCAAATAGTAACTGGCAGTGCAATTTATACCGCCGACTTTACCCCACCTCAAAATATATTAAGCGGAGGCGCTGTTTTACTAGGCGCTGGGGCAACCCCGCTTGCTGACACTTCAGGTTCTGGCAAAACGGTTACTCAATTCGGTTCGCCAGCAGCGTCATCGTCTGGACCTTGGTCAATCGGTGCTAACAAAGGTGGGCTAGTTTGGCTCAAAGGTCGCTCTGGTGCTACTGACCATGCGCTCTACGATACTGCTCGTGGGGCAACGTTTGACCTTGTATCTAACTCAACCGCTGCACAGACAACACAATCAACTGGGCTAACTGCTTTCAATAGCAACGGATTTAGTCTAGGTGCGTTAGCGAAGCTAAATACAAACGCCGCCACCTACGCCTCATGGACATTCCGCAAGCAAGCAAAGTTCTTTGATGTAGTGACGTATACGGGGAATGGCGTTTCCGGCAGGACTGTTTCACATAATCTTGGCTCTGTTCCGGGGTGCATTATCGTCAAACAGACTAGCGCGTCGGGTCAGGATTGGATGGTGTATCACAGGTCGCTTGCTACGAACGGCTATCTTTTGTTGAATTCTACTGCCGCAGCCAGTACATACCCATACATTTCCAGTCCTACCAGCACGACTTTTACCGTTGAAAGCGCAGCACCAGTCAACGCCAACGGCGCAACCTACGTCGCCTACCTATTCGCTCACAACGCTGGTGGCTTTGGTCTGTCTGGTACGGACAACGTGATTAGTTGTGGTTCGTTTACTAGCACAGGTGCTACTCGACTGGATATTGATCTTGGATGGCAACCGCAGTTTTTGATTGTGAAGCGTAGCAACGGAACTGGTAGTTGGGTAATACTTGATTCAATGCGCGGCTTCCCTGCGGTTAATGCGGAAAGTTCAAATGACCCAACGTCAAAAGCCCTTTATCCAAATTTATCAAATGCAGAAGGCGATTACAGCGTTCAGCTAAGGACAAACGGGTTCAGT